GGATCAGCTGAAGGCAATCAGGGTATTTATGAAGAGTCTTCAACTGCTAAACATCCGCTAGGGCAGAAGTTGGAGTTGATTGACGGGCGTGTTTTCCGTTATTGCAACTTTGACGCTGCAGTGACAGTAGGAAAACTAGTTGGTGCTGATCAGTCCACGGGTGCAGCCGACGAGATTTCGGATGGCACTATCGCCACTGGCACTGCTGGCTCTAGTGTAGTCACTTTGACTGCGTCTGGCTCTGCCGGGCCTCCGGCTGACTTTCAGGGTGTGGAGGCCAATGACTATGCAGGTTCTTATCTGCATATCACTGACGGCGCTGGTGAAGGGTTCACTTATCGGATCAAAAGCAATGGCGCGGCTAGTAGTGATGCTGTCGAGTTCACGCTTTACGATCCTATTGTGACGGCCCTTAGTTCTGGTGCTACTGACTGGGCTATTAGCGCGAGCCGTTACAATAACTGCCATGTCACCGATGCGACTCAAGGTACCATTGTTGATCCGTTTCCAACGGGTGTGACGATGAGAGGCATAACGTCTGGATACTTTGCGTGGGTACAGACCCAAGGGCAGGCTATGTGTCTGGCCGACGGTACGATCACTGAAGGTAACAGACTCACGGTATCGGATGGCACTAATGGTTCGGTGCAGCTTAAAGATGCCGAGACTGAAGTAGAGATCGGACACGCTCTAACTACAGTTGCAACTGGTGAGTATGCTCCAGTAATGTTGAGATTGGAGTAATATTACTAAGGTGGGGGCATCGAAATGGTGCCCTCACTTTATTTAACGAGGAATCTGTTATGGCTAAGCAACAACAGAGATATAGAAAATCAGTAGATAAAGATGCTGCAATGTATAAAACCGAGCAAGAACGTGCTGGGCAGGGCAGAGGCAGTCAGTATGGATATCAGATGTCTCAGAGACCGGCACCATCTACAGTGCGCACTATTAGCAACGCTTCGCCAATTCCACAACATGGGCAAGGGTTGCCTCCAACAAGGCCCGATTATGCCGGTAGGCAATTTAGCGGAACTACAGGTACCCCCGGACTTCCTGCTGAGAAGGAAATGGAGTTGAAGCAGAATGGATTCGCGGACATGGGTAGTGTGCGATACATACTTGAGCCCAGCACGGGGCGGGTTACGCAGATGCCCCGTCCAGGATCTAGGGGCGAAGCTATTAGTCGTGATGATATGAATCGGATGAAAAGAGATTAATCATGCCTAAAGTTAATGGTAAGCATTTTTCATATTCTAAGGCGGGCCAGAAGGCCGCTAAGTCCTACGCGAAGGCTACAGGGAAGGCTGTAACTAAGCGTAAGGCTAAACCTAAGAGAAAGTCAAAATGAACAAGGTTGCGAGTACTACTGCAAAGCCTGTTACGGATTCGGAAGTGCCCAAGGATGCACTTACTGCGGATGCGTTGGTAAAGCTGATCCAGGGGTCATCTGATGAAACTAAGAGTCTTATGGCTAAAGCTCTTGGTGTATCGACGGTCACTAAGAAGCGGCGTAAGGGTAATATTGATGCGCTTCAGAATATGCGTACTTTTGGAGAAGCCTATCATGGCGAGGATTTTGTTCCTGTAGCTCCAGAAGCGATTGCACTTAAAGGTGATCGTGCTGTAGAGCTGTGGCAACAGAAATGGAAAGACGGTAATCAGGTAAGTAGCACGGGTGTTGAATACGACGAAGATTTCGAGGCTTTGGCTCTAACCGCGCAGGAATAATATGACTCCGCAAACTATATTAGACATGGCTCTGCGAAGAGCTGGTCTAGCGTATAGTAACAGTACCTATCGTGAAAATGCGATAGAATATGCTAATATGACTATGGCTGAGATATTGTCTCATCCGTGGGTCTTTCGGCATAAGACTGGTACGTTTAGTACGTCTAGTAGTACAGCAGAGTATGATTTAGCGTCTGATGTAGCACATCTACGACATGTTAAAGACACTACTAATGATAATCCTGTAAAGATTGTTACAGAGAGTTATATTGACGAACTTGACATAGATAGGTCTGAGACTGGAAATGCTAGGTTTTTGTTTCATAGTGGAGTAAATGAAAGCTCGGCAGGTGCAATGCAGATCACGTTATATCCTACTCCAGACTCAACTGCAACTGTGACGTATGAATATGTTGCTCATGTGCCTGATTTCGCAGAATCGAATCTAACTACTGATTTCGATGCCTATGCACCTGTGTGGTTCCAAGCTGCGGTGCTGTATGGAGTCTCAGAACAATATCATTCTGAGAAAGGTGATCCGCAAGGAGCCGCGCAAGAAAACAATTACAAGAATAACTATGTACAAACTGGCTTAATGTATAATAGAACTACATCGTCGGATCGTAAGTTCCGTATGGGACGTAGAGATTCTATACCTGGTCAGTTTGACTTTGTTGTCCAAGAAGGATCATTACAGGTAGCTTCCTAATGGCAATACAAGCTGAAGGAATACAGTACGGTCCTTGGCAGACAATTAATTACTCTGTGCCTGCTATTGACTTACAACCAAACGTATTAGCTGCAATCGAGAATATGTTTCTCGATAATGCAGGATCGTTGAATACTAGGCGGGGTACTGCTAAGTATATCTCTGGAGCACTTAGTGGTACTCCGTCTATAGTAGGTGTAGGAAAACAAAGGTTCACTGCGTCATCTAGCGCGGTGTTTGTAATTGCTGGTGATAAGTTTTTTGAGGATGTTAGTGGAACATGGACTGATCGTACAGCGTCGATCTCGATCACGGATCATGTAGATAAGTACTGGATGACTACTAATGCTGGAGGTACCTTAGTCGGAACTAATGGTATTGGAAATAATGCTCCAATAAAGTGGACAGCAGCAGCAGGTAATATAGCCGCAGCCGGAATGGGATCTTCGAGTGTTACTTCTGCGGATTTGCCTATATTCTGGGATAATAGACTTTGGTATGTGTCTACGAACCAAGGTGAGCGATTGGCTCATTACTCATCGACTACTGATATTGAGTCTTTTGGTGCAAATGATTATTATATAACTGACGAAAAGATCACTGGTGCTGCGCCTGTTAAGAGTTTCTTAGGATTGCATAACGAAAATGGCATCTACGGTTTGTTCCCAACTGGTAATGCAGACATACCTTATAGTATTCAACGCCGTGCAGACAGAGGGACGATCGCTAGACGTAGTGTTATAACTGATGAATTTGGTAATCAGTTGTTTATGCGCCGTGATGGAATATATGAATGGGGTGGATCTGAGCCGCCTGTAAAGGTATCTGGGAATTTCGATGGTTCAGAGTTCTGGGATAACTTAAACAAAGATAGGTTAATTCATAGTTTTGCTCATTTGGTTACTTCCGATGACCAGATTTGGTTCTGGGTACCTTATGGGGCGAATCAGCAGTATATGAATTATGCGTTGATCTGGAACTATAAGCTCCGTCAATGGGTAGGGGTGTATACTGGAAATACACGTGTTTCAGGAGCTTATTTTGATGATCTTCCGCATCTAGGAGGTTACGATGATGGATTGCTATTTAAACATAATACTGGTACTAATGATAATACCTCAGCATTTACTGTAAAAGCAACTACCGCAGCTACTCCACCTATTAGTATTGCCACGAGAGTACGGTGGTTGTATGCTCGGCATGAGTTCAATGCTGCTGATGTGTCGTATAATACTTCGGTATTTCAGACTGGTCCTGGGATTATCACTAAGTCGGATATATTTGATGTAGGTGATCCTACGGATGCTCTAGTAACAGAGTTTATTATTGGTGTTTCTGCAATTCGATCGTCAACTACGGCTTTTGTAAATGACACAGATCTGCATGGTTATAGCCCTGTGTCGCAGATAAGATATGAGAATAGTTCCTTAGATCAGCCTATTACTGTTCGTCGTTCTATGCTGATGTACAAGCCTATTGGACCTGAAACAGTTAGAAAACTGGGAGTACACTAATGGCTATAGGAAGTTTCAGAGGACAGTTAGAAGGTGCTATATCTAAGCGTCTTACTGCTGATCCATATGAGAAACGTCAACAAGCTGCTCAGGCTGACTATCAAGCACAGGCCGAGAAGGCGCGTCAGGATCTATCAGAGCGTCTAAATAGACTTGGTGTGTTGCGAGGGAGTGGGAAAACTGCTAGTCAGTTTGGGGAGTTTGAGTCTGGGGTACTTCGAGGGCAGCAGGCTATAGGAGCACAGTTTGAGGCTCAGCGTGATGCCGGTGTAAGTCAGGCCATACAGCAGGGCATAGGGATGTATGGGACTACATCTCAAGCCGGGATTGCAGGCAGGCAGCAGTCTGAAGCTGAACGTATGGGCCGATTCTCTCGTGATTTGGGCACTAGGCAGTATTTGTCCCAGGATGCTTTGAATCGTGATAGGCAGCGTGAAGCTGAAAGAGCTGCACAAGTCCAGGAAGGTTTTCAACGTGCTGGTGTAACGGGATTGTATGATGGAAATCGTACTGTTGATCAGCAGAGACAGGATTTATCTTATAGACTAGGCTTAGCTCAGACATTTGGTACTGATCTTGGCGGTGATGATGTAACACGACAAACTGAAGCTCGTGCACAACGTAAGCAGCAAGAGTTATATCAACACGCAGGGCTTATGGGAGAGTGGGCAGGAGATCGGACACTAGCAGCTCAACAGTTGTATGGGACGAAACATGCTGCTAGAGGTGCTGCACAGACTATGCAGCAGCAAGAATTAGATCTTCGTCGTGGGGAATTGTTAGGTGAGGTTGGGCCTACGGGCCGAGTAGGTGAGGATCGTCAACGGACCTTAGCCGCACAACTGGCTTTAGGGGAAATTGGCAGTCAAGATACTCTAGCCCGTGATGCTCTTCAGCAAGAAGCTCTACAGGCTTCTATGGAACGTGGGTTGCGTAGGACTGAAGGCCTGGCAGAGCGTAATTTACGGAGTAGTCAAGCTAGTCTAGATCGGCGAGCAGCTAGTGATATGCAAGCTGCTCAGTTTGGAGAGGCTGCTCTAGAACGTGAAGCTCGTGCGACTGAGGCAGGCCTTGGGCGAGATTTAGCTCGTGAAGAGTTGATGGGATTTAGGGAAATTGATGGACGTAGAGAACAGACTTTAGCTGCTAGAGAGGCAGGCGCTCAGAGGCGCTTAACTGAGGCTGAGGGAAGACGTGAACGGGAATCTCGGGAAGGTATGCAACAAGCTCAGTTTGGCCAGGAAACTTCACAAGCTGCGCTTGCTAGAACTTTAGCCCGTGAAGAGTTGTACGGGTCTGCGAATCCTATGGAATGGGACCGTACGCTAGCATCTACAGGTCAAAGAGCGCAAATAGCAGCTGAAAGGCGTAGACTCGATGAGATGGAAACGGCTGGGCTATCACAGCGTCAGATTGCTCTCGCTCAGCAGGCAGAGATAGAACGTTCGGCTTTAGTTCGTGAAGGCTTCGAAGGTCGTAGAGTTGGAGTTACTGAGGCGGCACGTAGAGATCAGGTTGCTCAAGAACGTCGTCGTATGGCCCTTGCTGAGCAAGAAATGTATGGAGGCGCAGAAGAGATATCGCTAGATACATTAAATATCGATCCTGGACTTGAAATGGCTGTGGGTCGAGATACTGCAATTCGGCAGGCATTACAGCAGCAACTAGGACGTGAACCTTCGCAAGATGAATTAGCAGCTGTCACAGGTGGACGTTCTATCAGGGGTCGTGAAACTTTAGCAGCTCGCGAATCTCGGGTAGGTCGAGAATTTACGGGAGAACAAGCAGAATTAGACCGAGCACTTACTAAAGGCGAAGCTGCGTTAGACCGAGAATTGACCACGGATCAAGCTCGATTGCAACGTGCTTTATCCCGCGAAGAACTATATGGTGGTGTTGACGTAGATCCTCGCCGAGGTACGCTTGCTGCAAGAGAGGCTGATGCAGCGCGAAGGTTTGCGCGTGGTGAATCTGCGCTTGAACGTGAACAACGCGGAACGTTGGCATCACAAGAACGTGCATTACGAGGGAGGCTAAGCGCTGCTGAGATAGGATCTAGGGAAAAATTGGCAGAAGGTGAAATAACTTCACGAGAAGAACAAGCTGCTTTAGATCGTACTTTAGCCCGTGAAGGTACTACTGAGCAATCACGACTTCAGGAAATTAATCTATACGGTCGTGAGTTGAGCGAAGCTGAACGTGGCATGATAGCATCGGGACGTGGGGGCCCGAGTACAGTAGCTGCTAAAGAACTTGCTCAACGAGGCGAGCAATTTGGGCAAGAACTAACTTCACGCGAAGACATGGCCGCCCAAGAGCGTGCTTTGCGTGGGCGTTTAAGTGCTGCTGAAATAGGATCTCGAGAAGGTTTAGCAGCAAGGGATATTACTTCTCGAGAAGATCAGAATAGACTTCAGCGTGCGTTGGCTAGGGAAGAATTATATGGAGGAGTTGATGTAGACCCACGTCGAGGAACCCTCGCTTCGCGGCACGCCGATCGAGCCGCAGGATTTGAACGTGAGCGTTTAGGTTACGAGGGAGAACGTATTGGATTAGCACGTGACGCTGGAGAACGTGAAGCGTTTCGTAATCAGCTTGCCGAAGAAGAACTTTATGGAACGAGTCAACGTAGAGGTGATACATTTGCATCACGAGAGGCTAGACAAAGTAGAACCGAACGTCAAGATCGTTATGCCCTAGAAGATCAGCGTTATGATGCTGCTACAGCACTTGAAGCAGAACGATACGACACTTCAAGGCAAGATTATGAGACTGATCGTCGTATGCGTGATGAAGATCGTGAATGGCAACGTCAAATGGATGTGTTTGGAGCCCGAAGGGCGCAAGAAGCTGTTGGAGGTAGATTTAGTATTAGTGAAGAAGATTTTTTAGCTCGTAGTTTAGATCCTAATTATAAAGCCCCAACGGCAGAAGGGTGGGAGCAACGTAATCCTGCACCTGAACGTTTAGATTTTCCTGAAGGAGATGCGGGAGTAGCTGAGTGGAGAAAAGCGACACGTGAATGGCAAAATGTAAGAAATCAGCGAGAAGCTTATGATGTGCATGAGCGCTTTACGGCTACTGATGATCCATATGCTACTCCTGCACAAACA